CTGCATCAGGCATTGCAAACGCATCCTGAAGCTGTGTTATATCAGGTGCTTGTTCGGGCCCGTATTCTGCACCTTCGATCTTAGCAATAGCATTAGCCTTGTTTAGAAAGAATGTGGACATCCTTTCCAAGGCTCGGGATTGTTCTTGGTACTTGCGTACTTGTTCCCGTTCTGCCGCAAAGTCAATTGTAGGGATTCTTAATCCTTGTAATTGTCTTTGATATGGTTTGCGTTCAGCCATTCACTACTTTCCTAAATTCAATACCTAGCAAGTCATAGTTGACCATTTTAAATGTAAGGTCTGTGTTTATTATGGCTTGTGGGAATAGTTGTTCTACTTCATCTGCCATTACACCAACGAATCTTTCTACAGGATTCCAAATGTAGCTAAACTCATAGAGTGGTAATGCTGTGGTTTCATCTGTGCCAATACGCACAATGTCTTGTTTTAGGCGTCTATCACTAAACCCTGAAAACCCTTTATTACCGCTGAATCCACCTGTTCCATAAATACTTGCAGATTGGCCTGCACCTTGTAGCACTTGTCCAACGGCTTGTAGCTTGGCTGCTTGTTGTGCATTTCTGCCTGCTGTCCTTAGATTGTTTGCTTGGAATGTACCCATAGCTATTGCCATAGACGCATTATCCCTAGCAATCATAAAGTCTTTGGTTGCGTTATATCTTGTTTGTTTATTAAGAACATCTATAGGGTTGCCTGCTTCTGTAAAGTTAAACCCGGAAGCACCACCTTTTGCCATAGCACTTGCAATCTGTTTGTTTCTTTCCCTAAGAACAGCAACACCTTGTTCTTTGTATTGAACAGCATCTTGTCTAGCTTTTATTTCTGCTTGCCTTGCCTGGGCGTCATACATATATCTTTGCGCCTTGCCCGCATCCATAGTTGCCTTTGCAGATAATAATGAACCTGCAAAAGAAACTACTGCCATCGGTCCTCCACCCATATTAGCCTCCTACACTTACGCTATAATCCAAGGCCAAAACTGTTAGGAATAATGGCTTTGTCATTGTTAGTTTTATTTTTGCTTCCCTAGTATATCCTAAGAAACCTTGTACTTTTCTTACGCCAGTAAAGTTTGCAACCCCACCATTTGGTGACAATGGAAGTGTTTGCAAATTAATATCCACATCATTAATTGCTATATTCTGTGATCGATAAAGAATAGGTGAAACTTCAACCACACGTTTTCTAATACTCTGCACATTGCCTGTGGGCGCTTGTAATTCAATAGGCATAGTTTCTACTATAACATCATAGTCTAACCCAGCTTCTACATAGTTAGCTGGTTGCAATAATGTTGTTATGTTGCCACCTGCTACTGTTACATTAGGGTCTACAATGTCATCCCTAATAACAGAAACAGTCTTTCCATTTATATGGTCATGCCCAGCATATGTTGTGCCACTAAATCCTGTTAGTGTCTGAACTGCAGAATCGGTTGTGAAATCATCATCAAATACTTCAACATAGTATTTGTCTACACCACCTATTGTTCTTTTAACTGTAAGGTAGATTGTGTCTAGATCTACTGCTACATCAAGAATCACACCATCTGTGGTCAAGAAACTAGGCGCTACTACATTTTGTTGCTTATTCAACATAAAAGCAGCTATCCCCCCGGTAAAGCCAGTAGAAGCCGCCCTATAGCCTGTATCATTAGTGCCATTAACAATCAGTAGTAAATCACCTTCTGTAGTGTCTGTGGCTGGTCTAAGTGCCATACGCACCGGATCTACAAGCATATGTGATGACAGCAGTGATATATTGTTAGAAACATAGGAAAGCTCAACATCACTAAACAACATTTCACGCAATGTCTTGCCTTGCCTTTGTATAAACAAAGTTCCTGTTTCTGCCGCTTGTGGTCTGATTCCTTCTTTAGATCCACGCTTTGTTGCTGTTTTAAGAACAATGTTCAAAGGTGTAATAGGATCTAGATCAGATTGCGGTAAGAACCATTCACCACCAGTTGTGAATATCTGAAGGTCTCGCCCTGACCTCATGCCTGTAATATTATTTAAGTTATCTGTGCTAAGTGTGGCTTTAATCGCATCATCATCCAATCCTTCTGCCTGAAGAAAATTAAAAAATTGTGCAACCTTGCTGCCAAATAAAGTAGAAGGTAAGGAATAAGCGCCACCAAACCACAGACGGCCTTCATGGAAAGTAACAGTAGAAGGCCAACCTCTTGTATTAGACCAAGCGTCTTCATACCCCCGGTCAAAGAACCAATCATTAGCTGCTATCTGTGTAGTGTCAAAGAAGGGCACTTCTGCTAGTGCATCTACTTCTGTACCACTAGTATATTTTATGATTCTAGCTCTACCAAATCCGTCATTAGTTTCTATGTACTGACCTACATCTGTAGGGTTAAAGATAGAACTAGCAGCTGTTATAGTGACTGTATCATCTGTGCCTGAAGGTGTGATACCTACTGTTCCAACCGTGGTAGATTGTGAAAATTGATGAAGTGGTGGTGTTAAACCTATAAAGGTTGCTGTCCAAGTTTGATTGTTTGCACCTCTTTTTATTTGTAATGGGTTAAAATTTGGATGCACTAAAATAAGTGTGTCTGCACTTTGAGCCCAATTGCATTTACTAATATCAAAATTTGTTACCCCGGTTAGTGTGCCTACACCAACATCAAGGTAAGGATTTGATGTTGAATTAAGATTAGTGATTAACTGCTGGTTTCTATAGAATTGGAATCGAATTGTAGATGTTGTATTAAAAGCAATAGCATGGATCATAAAAGTATCTTGTGTGCTAAATTCAAAAGGTATTAGCACAGAACCATTTAGTGCATTATTTGCAGTTACATCATTTATGAATTTCATTCCGGGGCGTCTACTAAACCCGCCCTGAGGTTCAAATATTACATTCTTAGCTTGTGAAACACCTGCATAATATTGTTGAATATCAATCCTGCCACGTAGTAGTGGATCAATTTCACCAACAGCAAATGATGATTGATACCTAACAACCCTACTCATGCCCTCACATCTGTAAGCATATATTGACCAATAACAGAAGGACTTTGACCCCCGGCATCCATATTTGCTGCCTGCCTAAAATAACCACCACGCCCTGATTCTGCTTCTGTTCCTAATGCTACAGTCCTCCAATATGTTGCTTTTGTAACTTGATCTGTAATTGTTTCTGCTAAATGCCAAGCCATTTGGTAAGCTAGTAGCTGGACAAAATATGTAGGCATTGCACCTTCTGATATTGTTTTTTGATAATCTATGTGTACTTCTGTAAGGTCTGTCATCAAAACTTGATAGCCACCTGTGGCCTGACCCATTTCCCAATTACCTGTTTGTAGCACACCACCCGGTAATTTAGACGCCCTAACCGCCCTTGGCACATTGGACATCATATCGTTAGGTAATAGATATTGGTAAGTCCATTCATTCTGTGGGGTGTTAGCGTCTCTGACTAATTCTTTTTTTGCTAATGTAAAGCTCCACGGATACATCCCAAATGTGGATAACTTTACTTCTTTGTAGAAAGCATTGCAGGCGGTAGCGGCAGGCGATCCATCAGTAAAAGATGTAAAATGTTCTGAACCTAAGTAGGTCAGAGCCTTATTACATATTGAAACATCTGTATCGCCTACTGCCATATTTACGCCTAATCGCTATCGGTTTGAGCTATGGTTGTACCATCTGTCACATCCACGACTCCGGCTGCTGAAACAGAAGCCACTGTGTGGATAGAAGATGCTAATGTACCACCTGTACTTGTTACCGAAATGATCACATCACCAACAGCAAGTTGAGCATTTATTGTATTGAAATACCCTTCTGTGTTGACGACAGCCACGGTGTCTGTGGTTGTGTAAGTGAATAGCTGTGGAGCAGTACCCTTCTTACTTTGACCACCAATCGGATTCCATCCGTTCATTGAAAAAGCCATAGTGTACCTCCTTCCTAGCTTTCGTCACATGTTACATCTACAATGCCATCAGGATCGATTGCAACCGCTCCCATACTCAGTTTCGCTGTGACAAGGAAACTAGTTTTTTCCGCAATGTAGTTTATTTCTGTTGACGGTGCCATTGCTACTGCACACCCAATTGCTGACTTGTGGAAAGCAAAGCATGTGCGGTCATTTGTAGATAATGGCAATCCACCTTCATCCCTATCGCCGATAGTATGAAAAGTGAATCCGAGCACAGAGTTAATATCACCTGCAACGAGGGCTCTTAGATTCTGATAATCCCCACTCACAGCTCTTTCATCAGAAAGCAACCCGGCTAAATTATTTGCGTGGATCACAAAATGACGATCTGAAGGTGGAACATTCTTTGCATCAAGAGCTTTCTTGGCTGCTAGAATCTTTCCTATGTTGAGGTTTGACGCCGCCGCATTGCCCGTAGTGACTACTGTCTTGGCAACCGTTGATCCAGCCGTGGCCGCATCAATGGCATCTATGACGATCTGATCTTGCCTACGGCCAATACTAGATCCCACTACTTGAGCAAGTTCACGGCGTTCGTCAAAATTGATCTTGGTTTGTAGAAAGATGTCCGAATACTCACTTGCATTGAAATCCTGCATGGACACATTCACAGAAGTGAACGAGGTATTAAGAGGAACCACGTCCGTGCCAGGGTTTCTAAGTGTAGCCTGACCCTTTCCAATTTTTGGGAAATTCACTGTATTCCCAACCACCCCTGTACGCATACGGCAAACATTTTGAAGCATTGCAGAGCCTTGGTAGGCTTGATGCACTTCGCTATCAAAAAGCTGGACAAATGCGGGTGACAGATTTGCACTTGTTGTCATAAGACACTCCCAGTTTAAAAGTTACATTACTCGCCGTAATGGTTATTGGAACAATCCAGCCATACGCTTCTTGAATTACGCTTCAAGCAAACGAGGTGTTTTACACCTAACTAGATTGGCTTCCAAACTGGAAGTTATCAATCTTGTAAAATTTAACATACAAACCCCAATTTGTAAATCTAAACATTATGTTCCATAATATTCAGCAAATTCCTTTTCTACATTTTTAGTGTACACAGGATCAGATCCATACTTAGGATCTTTCATTAGGTTTTGTGCGTGTTCCTTAAATTCTTGTTGTGTCATCTTAGCTTGGGCAGTTGGTATAGTTGGGATAGGTTGATTATCACCGGTCATACCCCGGATCTTTTGTATAATCCTTTGACCATTAGCCACATCACCTAGCCAATAAAGTTCTTGTTGTTCATCTTTACTAATGATTCCTTTAGCAGCTAGTCCATCAATCCATTGAGTGTTGCTATTAATTATAGCGTCAGCGTTCGGGCCTAAAGCCTTAAGTTCATCTTCCCTAACAACCTTCATATTGTTGGTTATTTCACTAGATTCACCTAAGAAGCTACCAACAATTTCATCAAAGGCAGCTTGGCTAACATTGTTTGCCTTTGCCCATGTGCTAAAATTTTGTAACATAGGATCATCTTCAGGAACATTATGTTCTGCCAAAACATCTAGCCTATATGATTCAGGTGTCTTGTGATCACCACGGTGGAACTTCTTTTCTAGTTCTGCATTACTTTTTAAAATAGCTTCTAGATCCGGTCCTTCTTTTTCATCCCAAAATTTTTCAGGAATAAAATCAGGTCTTTCATAGATAATGTCATCATCATCTGTGTCTACTTCTTGATTATCCGAAACAAGGTGCGGCACAGTTTGTTGATCTTCATCATTAACTTCTTTAGGAGCTTCTTGGACATTGCCCATAAGTCCTTGGCTTTCTGTTTCAGCCACTTCCACATTTGCTGTATTTTCTTCATTTTGCATTTTCTGTCCTTTTGATCCTTTGTTGGATTTCACGCACAATAGAGTTCTGACCTTCACGACTAAAGCCATAACTACTATCTGCACCGGGAATCCATGCAGGTTGATCTATTGTAATTGATATTAAATGCTTTAATACTTCCTGCCCTGCTTCAGTAGAAAAGCACCGTTTATATATTAAATCCATTGCTTGTTGTTCAGATATATTGTTAAGCCTAACGGTATCGGCTGTAGCATTAACACCATCCCAACCCGGCGTGTTAATGGATCTAATCTTTTCTGCTTGATTCGCCATCTATTGCCCTTCCTGTGGCGGTGCAGCTTCTTGTTGCCCTTCAGCCATAGACATTTGTTGTTGCATAGCAGCCATCATTTGCTGTTGCATTTCTTGTCTTTCTGCTTGTGTGGTTCTAATTTCACCCGGGATTCCCAACATATCTGCCACATAATCACCAACCTTTTCGGTGTTGATAAGCATCTGACCTTGAGGCCCCATAGCCTGGCTAATCTGCATAAACTGCATTACGCTATTAATATTTTCAGCATTACCCGCCATAGCTAGTGGGGATACAGGCTGAATGTCTACTTGTAATCCATTGACCTTAAGTGGCAGGTCAATCATTCCCATTTCATCCATAAGGGTTAAAGTCCTTGTAACAATGGGATACATAATTTCATCTATCATTCGACCAAAAGCAGCACCAAGATTAGCAGACAGATCCTTCATACGTTCCATAATTTCTGTGGCGGATCTTGCAGACATTGTGTCAGGCGGCAATGAATCATCTAGCAACATTTTCTTAATGTTCATTCTAAGATCATTCAATTCAATCTGTGATAGGTTTGCGTCACCACTTCTTGGCAAAGGCATCAATGATGCACCACGAGGGCCACCATTTGAATTAACAGGTATGACACTACCCGGCTGAATGTTTATAGTCTGAGGATTAAGGACACCATCATCAACCGCAGTAAACACACCACCAATTGATAGTGACGCATTTTTCAAGGCTAGTTCTTTAACCTTGTTACACGTCAGGATGTCCGGCAATGCGTATAATACCGGACCCCTTCCGTATATTTCCCCTGAAGCCTTCATATATCGAGCTATAACCCAAGGAAAACTTTGCAGTGTCCTAGACACTAACTTGTGATCACCTTCCATTGTAGCAAGGCAATAGTAAATAAAACCATCCTTTTCATAAGTAGCTTCTAATAATTCTACTTTTGATGTTGGTTTTTCTTGGTACTTGTCTGTAATTTCTTTTGGAATCTTTGCATCAGGAAATTCTAACTGCAACACATTGAAGGGTCTTTTAAATTTTCTATATACAGTATTAACTTGGCCATTCGGTCCTTCTTCAAAACATACATGGAAGGAAGGAATAGCTGTATATCTGATAGGCTTGGTGTCATCCCCACTTGGCTGAATCAAAAGGCACGCAGTACCTATAGCCAAATCTAAGAGCATTTCTCCCATAGCCAAGTCAAAGCCTGATTGACGCATAACGCCAAACATTCTTTCTGTATAGAAGTCCAAGACCCTTTGTGTTTCAATGTGCTGTTCTTGTGGTATTTCATTCCCCGGTACTAGGCGGCACCAGCTTCTTTGGGGAGGAAACAAGGAAGACTGGATTCTGTTAGCAAAGCGTGATGTGCTATGAACTGCTGTGCTATCAAATACCCTTTTCATTTTCCTAGTGCCCGGGGTGTCTTGCTCATAATACCCGTCATATAAATTACGCATTGGTAATGCAAATTCATATGCGTCAGAGTATTCTGCCCTCCAATGCTCTTTGTGGGTTTCTGCAGCTGAAAATCTTTTTTTAACTTCTGTTACACTAAGTTCTGCCATTATGCTTTCCCTGTCTTTTTATGTTTATTGGCAAAGTTTCTAGCAGCTTCAACAGAACCAAACCCCCATGCTTTTAGAGCCAAGGCTTTTCTAGTGGGTGTTCCGTCTTTGTTTTTCATTGCGCCCTTCATTCCGGCGAATCTTG